TAATGTTATAGCCCAGGACACAGGGCACACCCCAAGCTATATAAACCCCAGCACCCACCCGAAAATCCCTCAACCCCTCATGCCCAGACCTCAACAAAATGCCTTATCGTACGAGAAAGTGGGGAAGGAGAAGCTACACTCGCCGAACCACCCGACCAGGGTATGGTGGACGCGTCAGCCGCCGCCGCTACCCCGCAAGGAGACGCCGCTATCCTCGGAAAATGACAAACAAGAGGATCCTCAATGTGACCTCACACAAAAAGAAGGACAACATGTGCAATTACAGTAACACGACACCTGCGAACCCAGGTGGAAGTACGACTTACAGTTCCAACGCTGCTGTGCTCGTTGGTGGGCAGACCTACATTTTTCCCTGGATTGCATCAGCTCGACCTGGAGGTGATGTTTCGTCCAATCCTGGAGTCGGCATCGAGATGTCGAACCGCACTTCAAACGTCTGCTACATGCGTGGCCTCAAGGAAAAGATCCAGTTCCAGACCTCGACAGGGATGGCGTGGCAGTGGCGTCGCATTTGTTTCACCGCCAAGGGAAACCGGTTCTACCAGAACGATTCCGCCGGTTACCGGTGGAGCCTGTTGACTAGCGCCGGAGTTGTCCGGGTTGTCAACAATATCGCGGGTACCGCGCAAGGCAGCAGCTTTGTTGATGCTATCTTTGACGGCCAAAACGGTGTTGATTGGGTCAGTCCGTTCACCGCAAGGGTGGACCGTGACATCTTTTCAGTCAAATACGATAAGACGACTATCATCCAGTCAGGCAATGACACTGGCGTGATGCGCAACTACAACCGGTGGCATGCGATGAACAAAAATCTCGTCTTCGATGACGATGAGTCAGGAGACTCGGAGATTGTTGGCCGATATTCAAACATTGGAAAGCAGGGAATGGGAGATTACTATGTGATCGACATTATTGCAGCAGGGACAGGGTCGTCCAGTGCAGACCAGGCTTCATTTCAGCCTGAGGCTACCCTGTATTGGCATGAGAAATAGACTCGATAAGCGAGGAAGTAACTTCTATGAAATCAACGTTGCCCTCCATCCAATCAAAGTCAGGCCGTGCGTTATTGGGGTAAGAGTCCAATCGCGGGTCTGTGTTGCACACCCAAATTGTAGGCTTACCCCACTTCATGTAAAAGGGCTCTCGGTAAAGTTGCTTGATGGATACATGAGGCTGAGCACCGAGCCACTCCTTGTATCCGTGAAAGAATCCGAAACCGCCTCGTATGTCGTCGAACACGGCATACTTTGCGTCAGTCCCTTTGGCACACTCGGTGCCGCTAACCAGCCCGATGCAGTATATGTGGGGTCCAAGAGAACGGGCCCACGTAGTCTTGCCCGTGCGCGTTCCTCCGAATAGGACCAGAGACTTAACCCTAGAACCTGCTTAGTCAGCATGATTCATACACCCCCTGGTATGGTTACGAAACAGCGCCCTCGAGGTGGGGGGAGGGGTCCCCAGCGAGGTGACGAGCGGCGACGACAGGAGCCGGGGGATCCCCCCACCGACGGGCAAGACTCACCTAGGAATGGTTCATCCAGTCCGATACCAGATTGCGATAACCAGTCATCTCTTCCGTCAGCATCTCCCGGAACAAATTTAATTCGTCCATCGTGCTCATACTCGGGAGCGATCTCGGCAAATCTCCAGTCAGCATACTTGCTGAGTGCGTTGAAACTGCATGCAGCAGCTTTGGGATCCAGTTGGTGCACCAGATCCCAAAATTCGTCTCGATCCGACGCTTGCGTAATTCGAGCCCACTTATCAGCAGACGGCCCAGGTCCCACTGAGCTCGGTTCCGGCCTGCCCAGCCCTCCGCAGACAACATCGCCATCCTTGATTGCGTAGTCGTAACCCTTCTCTGGTGTTCCCTTAGAAGGTGCACGGTTTGGGTGCCGACCGTCCACATCGAATATATTAGTCTTTCGGCTTCGAAACTTCCGTCCGAAGTCTGCGAACACGTGAAGATGAAGTCCTCCATCCTCGTGATGCTCTCTTCCGATGATGCACTCAGCTCCCAGATATGAAAAGCGTTCCATAACTCTCCAGGGATCGAGGTTTCCAGATTGTGGGTAGGTGACCAAGACATAGCGATAGTTGTGGAGAAATTGTGGCATCACGTGCTGTGTCCTCTGGTGTCCTGGGCAAAAC